GGCCCCGAGGAGATGAAGCGGCTGCACGATCTCACATGCGCCGCGTTCTCGGTCAAGTCGGTCAACGCGGCGTATCCACATCTGCCGAGTCTGGGTCACGCGATCGACGTTGGTTACTGGCGCGACGAGGCCATGAAGTCGGTCACCGCGGGTGACCTTGAGGACGCAGCCGGCGCACTCCAGCGGGCACAGGCGGCGGAGCTGCTGAAGTCCGGAGACGTCGACACCGTCACCGAGGCCCACGGGGAGCTGCACAAGAGCTTCACCGACATGTACCCGAACGTGGCTGAGCCCACCCCGACCGAGCTGGACCCGGGCCGGTACACCCGGCCCTATCTGGCGTCCGGGCACGCCCGTGAGACGCTCGGCACCCGCGGTTCACAGCCTCCGAAGCCTCGCGCCAGTGAGATCGAGGCGCAGGACTTCCAGCGGGGGCCGCTCACCGGTGGTCACTCCCGCAACTCGCCGGCCAGCAAGGGCAGCAACGCCGGGGCCTCCGGTGGGATGTCCGCCGGCGTCTACTACGGCAACGCGGCGCGGGCCCAGGCGGCCAACGCTATGATCGCTCTACATGATCACGTTGCCGGTGTCTGGCCGACGCTCTGCCCCATGGACGCGAGTAGCGCGCCGCGCGCGATCGGTAAGGCCGACATCACCGAGGTGGAGCCTACGGTGGCCAAGACCTCGACCACGACCAACGCGTCCAACGTCACGCTCACGGTCGACCCCTGGTACGCCCAGCAGCATGACGGCATCACCAAGGCCGTCACGCTGAACGGGAGCTCTGACGCCGGTGGTGCCATGCTACCGGACGTCATCAAGGCCGCACTCAACGAGGCGCTGGCTGAGCGTGACAAGACCATCGAGGCCCTCCAGGAGCGCATCGACTCCCTGGAGCACCTTCCCAACCCGCACGAGGCCGCCTACCGTGGCTCGGGTCTCGTGGCCAAGTCCGCCCACACCCCACTTGATGAAGAGATCGCGACGGGGTCGCGCTCACTCATCACCAAGGCAGCTCAGCAGCGTGACGAAGACATGCTGGGCTACCTGCAGAACCGTCAGACGTACGCGCCTTCACCCGCGGAGCGGGAACAGGCTCGCGTTGCTCTCAACAAACTCTACGCGCAGCACAACGCAGGCTGATCCCAGAAATAGGAGAACTCCGTGGCTGAAATCGTCGCGACGGACCCTGGCACGGCTATCGCCGAGGTCAAGTCCGAAGCGTCCCGGTATTCCCGGGCGAATGATGTGATCATGAACAAGATGCCGGACCTGGTCAAGGGTGCCGGCATGGCCCTTCCCGGTGGCTACAAGCCCCTGGAGGACGAGCGGGAGATCTTCTCCCGCTCATACGACGCCACCGCGGCGCTTCGTGGAGCCGTTAAGAACGGTATCGCGAACCCGCACGGTGTCATGAAGAGCTGGAGCCCCGAGTTCAACAGTCAGTTCGGCCTGTTCCAGGCCGCGCTGGGGGCTCCGCAGGTCAACGCACAGAGCGCGATCCAGGACCTGGTCACCCAGATCAACACTGAGCTGGGTAAGAACTTCTCGGTCAACGGCCTCGTGCCCTACGACCTGGTCGCCCCGTCCCGTCTCATCTACCCCGTCTACTCTCCGCTTCGTAACAAGATCGCGCGCGTTCCCGGTCAGGGCACCGGTCGTCAGGCGAAGATCATCACCGGTATCTCGGGTTCCCAGACCGACGGTGGTTCCGCCAACGGTGGTGGCACCGGCGCGTTCAAGGACATCTCGATCTCGGAGACCAACCCGAACACCACCTACCCCGGTGCGATGCCTCCGACGGGCTCGCAGTCCGAGGTCGACATCAACGTCGCCTACAAGTTCTTCGGCCTCACTGAGTCGCTGTCCTGGCTGGCCCAGTTCTCGGGTCAGGGCTTCGAGGACATTTCGGCGCTGGCGAACCTGATCCTCCTTCAGGAGTTCATGCTCAACGAGGAGGCGCAGATCATCGCGGGTACGTCCACCGCGGTGACCGCTCCGACCACGGCTCCGACCGTCACGACCCGTGCCGCGGGCACCGGTGAGACCGGTTTCACCCTCCCCGGCACTCACTTCCGCATCTACGTCACGGCCGCGAACTACTTCGGTGAGACGGTCGTCTCGACCGGCTCGACTGATAACACCGGCTCGACGGCCGGCGTCGTCGCTGACGTCACGCTCAACCAGAACCTCCCGGCGGGAGCGCTCTGGTGGAACATCTACGTTTCGACGAACGCCTCGCCGCTCACGGCCAATGAGTTCCTCTGGGCCTCGAAGATCGGTGGTTCCCGGTACACCCTGCAGGGGCCGACGATCCCGTCGTCCGGTACCACCCCGCCGGCGTCGGACTCCGGCACCTCGGCCGCGACCCGCATGCCCGGTATCATCCCGGTCCTCACGGGCCAGGCGGCCGCGAACGGCATGTACGGCACGGCGGCCCAGACCGCTGGTTGGTCCGCGGGCTACTACCAGCCGAACACCCAGACCCACCTGTCGATCAGCTCGGTCAACCGCATGCTGGCCGGCCTGTGGGACGGCGACTCTCAGTTCGGCAACAACGTCGCCGGCGCGTTCCGTGCCGACCCCTCCGAGCTCATCGGTGAGGGCTCGGACGTCATGGCGCTGTCGAATGACCTGGTGCAGTCCGGCACCGCGACCAACTATCGTCTGCAGATCGACGTGCCGGACGTCGCGGGTCTCCGCGCCGGCGCGGCGGTGTCCGAGTTCCAGAACCCGATCACCCGCTCGGTGATGCGCCTCCTGGTGCACCCCTGGTGGCCACAGGGCACGGCCGTCGCCATGTCCTACTCGCTCCCCTTCTCCTGGAGCAACGTCAACAACGTCTGGGAGATGACCATGGTGCAGGACTACGTGTCCGTGTCGTGGCCCGTCATCGACCCGACGTTCCGCTACTCGATGTTCATGTACGGCGCACTGGTCTGCAACGCTCCGCAGTACTGCGGGCTCATGCAGGGTCTCCAGAAGTCGGACGTCACCCCGTACCTGTAGTCGGTTGAAGGGCGGGAGCCAACGCTCCCGCCCCTCTTCACGTGAGGAGAAGGTATGCCAGCCTCTACGGCGAACATCGGGTCCGACAGGAACGACGCGCCGCAGATCTTTCAGGACGTCACCGTCAACGGAACGTTCAAGACAAACGGTCCCACGATCTCTACCGGAGCGACTACTCAGACCGGCAACGAGACCATCGTCGGCGATATCACCGCTACCAGTGGAAACGTCATCGCCGGCACCGCTGGTAAAGGCCTTCAGGTCAAAGAAGGCACCAATGCCCGAATGGGTGTGCTGACCCTCAACGGATCTACGCCCGTCGTGGTGTCCAATACGAGTGTCACGGCCAACACTCGGATCTTTCTTACCGCGAATGCTCCCGGCGGCGGTACACCCGCGCACTTCTGGGTCTCAGCTCGTTCCGCCGGTGCGTCCTTCTCTGTCGTCGGTGCTGTTGGTGACACGAGTGTGGTCGCCTGGCTACTGATCGAGCCCGCGCCGTGAGCACGTTCGCCAACGTGTTGGTACCGACAACTGGACCGGTTCAACTTCCTCTTGGTCCGCTCGGCAACCTCACGATCATCAACGGCCAGGCAACGAACAAAATCTATCTGGGTTCCACGAATCTCGTCACAACGTCTAACGGAGTGCTGCTTCCGGACGGTGGCGCGACCATTGGACCGATCAACATCTCTGGTGTGTCGGGTCCCGTATGGGCGATCGCCGGTGTCGGCGCGCAGTCTATCGGTATCATCACCTCGTAAGGAGGCTACGTGCCCACCTATCCGCCGATCAACGGCATCAGTACCGTGGCGGTCGCTCTTCGGTTGCCGAGCAACCCCAAGGAAGATCAGTTCATCCAGAACGTCGGCACGGTCACGGTCTTTCTCGGTCAGTCGGCGGTGACCACGGCGACCGGGATTCCATTCCCGCCTAACAGCAAGATCTACGTCTACAACAACAGCGTCGGCCTGTACGCCATCGCGGCGGCCGGCGCGACCGGCTCCGTCAGCGTCGGTTACGGGGCGTTCTCGTGAGCGGGTCGGTGTGGTGGAAGGTCGTCAGGACCTCCTCCGGAACGAAGATCCCGAACGGGTACGTCAACTCCGCGTACGTCACGCACCTGTTCGTCGCCGGTGTCGGTAGCGGCAACGACCTGATCGCGGTCGACGTGATCGACCGTCCGTCGACGGCCGACCAGCTCTATCTCGACACGAGCTTCTTCACCGATGACGCCGTCGCTGACGCCTTTATCAAGACGGTCGTGCAGGGCTATGACCCCGAGGAGCTCGAATGAGTGAGCGTGTCGCGCTTCCGCCGGGTTGTTACGGACTTTCGATGCCGGACGGCAAGAAGTATGACGCCGCGCGACCCGGCCAGACGGTGACGGTGGAGGATCACCATGCGAAGCAAATTCAAAAATCGAGCAACGGGCACCACGGGATCGTCTCCGGTGGTGCGAGCTATGCCGTGGGTACTCGCACTGGGCGGCGCTGCACTGGTTGTGGCTTTCTGGCTCAGGCATGGTCACGAGAGTGTCCCCGCTGTGGAGAACCCACTGAGTCAGAGTGACGAAGAACCTATCGTAGAGGAGTAGTCAGATGTCGACATTCGCCCGCTCCGACGTCATGGGCGTCGGGGTCCCCGTCGAGGCCGGAGGTTGTGGTGAGTTCCACAGCCGACCCGTGTCCGACGGCAAGCCGGCCGAACGGTTTGAGCTTGAGTGTAACCAGTGCTCCGAAGCACTGAAGAACGACCCCCAGTGGTCAACGCAGCACGATGACATCCCGCGCACCCCGGACGAGCAGGCCAAGGACGACGCCGAGGCGAAGCGGGGGTTGATCTCCCGCAAGGAAGACCTCGTCTCGGGCATCGCCGAGGGCCTCAGCAAGGGTCTTTCGAGTCTCACCACCTGCCGTGAGTGCGGGAAGATGAGCCCCTCCGGCATGAAGTTCTGTGGCGAGTGCGGTAACCAGCTCGGTGTGGCCCGGAAGCCCATGGAGAGCGACCAGGAGAAGTCCGCGACCCAGGAGCAGCTGAAGCAGCGCCTTACGTCGAATGACAACCCTGGAGACGCTGAGAGCGCTGATGAGGGCAACGACCTGGGCAAGATGAACGTCCGTAGTCTGCGCAAGCGGGCACGTGACGCCGGTCTCGACGAATCCGGCACCAAGGCCGAACTCGTCGCTCGTCTCGAGGCAGCGGGCAAGTAACCAGTGGCCGCCCGGGCGCGCGGCGGGTGCGTCCGGTGCGGCGGCAACCGGAGACGTCGTCGTAGCCAGCGCCGCAGTGAGGTCTTGGTCGACTGTCAGGTATGTCTGGACCCGGTCTGTATCAGACACGTCCGCTGGGACACGGTCCAGGGTCACTGGCGCTGTATCCGCTGCGAAAAGAGGGAGAGCGCATGACGGAGGTCGGCCTCGTCACCGGACCCGGCACCCCGTACGTCACGCCGGCCATGCTGTCGAACGCGCCCACGGGGATCGCGTGGGCGACGATTCCGTTCCGGAACGCCACGTCGAATGACCAGTACGCCGAGCAGCTGAACATGTGCCAGCGCGCGACGTCCATGGTCGACACCGCGTGCAACCACGTCATCAGGGCCACGGTCAACACCGAGTCTCTGGTCGGACCTGACTTCCGGCTCACGGTCAACCAGGACACCGGGGTGGCACGGGCCATGATGACCCGCTGGCCCGTCATCCAGGTGCTGGGTGGCCAGGTGAGCACCACGTCATCATTTCCCCCCAACTGGACCAGTATCTCGGCCACGGCCTTCCGCCCCGAGGTACCACCCATCGGGATCTACGGGACGTCTAGTCCCTCCGACGCCGGCGAGGGCGGTCAGGGCATCCTGATCGCGCCCGGCTACGTCACCTGGAGACACGGTCGCAACGGGTACAGCGTTCTGATCCAGTACGTCAACGGGTGGCCACACACCAGCCTGACGAACATCGTGAACGCGGGTGCCTCGACCATCCAGGTGGATGACTGCACCGGCTGGGCCCCGGTCACCATCGGTGGTCAGGGCGCGACCGGCGTGCTCAAGGACGGGGCCACCCAGGAGGCCATCTCGTGTACGGCTGCGAGCGCGTCATCCGGTCCCGGCACGCTCACGCTGAGCCGGCCACTCACGTACGGCCACCTGGAGGGCGTCATGTGCACGACGCTTCCCGAGCAGATCCAGTACGCGACGATCCTGTTCTGCGTCGCTCAGGCGCTCACTCGCGGTGCCTCGGCCACCACGGTACAGAACACACCGGGTACCGGGGAGAGCAGCGGAGGTGGCATCACGGACATCGAGAAGCGTGCCACCGAGCTCTGTCACCCGTATCGGCGGGTGCTCTAGATGGGGCTCGTCTCGGTCCAGACCTACCTGAAGGAGCAGCTCAACCAGCTGATCCTCCCCGTTGCCGGCGCGAGCACCCTTGAGGCGTTCATCACGCCTCCGGACCCGGAGTTCTCTCCCACCCCCAAGGCCTACATCTGGGCTGGCCAGGGCGACGAGACCCGTGAGTCGATGCCACGCAACCTCAACGGAACGATCGGTACCGCCGCCTGGAAGGAGCTGCATCACTCGGTCGACGTCTATCTCGTGTGGTTCTCTGACACGTCCGTCGACACGGCTGATGAGGACTCCGCGTTCCCTGGCATGGTGGACGCGGTCATGTGGAGACTGCGCACCGTGGCCGACCCCGCCGTCTGCCTTGACCCCCTCACCGGGCGGGAGTCACAGCTCTTGGACGTGGGTGAACGGATGACCTACGACGCTCCCGGCCTTCGCTCGACCATCGATGAGCGGATCTCGCGCTATGACGCCCGCTTGCAGCTACAGATCATGGAGGTGTTCCAGGCGTGAGCCGCTACCGCTACACGGGTACCAGCTACAAGACGTACACCTCGTACCGTGAGGTGTACGAGGACAAGGACAACGACGGGCAGCTGAACCAGCGCGCACTGGTCGGTGATCCGGAGAATGATGAGTACCTGACGATCGAGCCGGTGCTCGGTGACCGTGACGAGGTCGCCGGCAACAACAAGGTCGTGACCATCCCCGGTGACCCGGTGCCCCCGAACGACGGGCTCTGGGAAGAGGAGCCCGAGAAAAAGAAGGCCGGCAAGACGGCCAGGGACAAGGACGGGGAGTAAGCCGTGCCCAACGTCTATCCGGTCTCCAGACGATTTCTCGGGATCGGCAAGGAGGTCACGCCGGGAACGGCCGTGGTGCCGACCTTCACCTTCCCGATGACTACCTTCACGCCGTCCGACAAGCCGATCTGGCTCCGTGACAACTCGTGGCGCAACGCCATGGCGGCCACCTACGGGGTCATTCAGGGACCCGAGCAGGCTGAGCTGGACATGGGCGGTCCCTTCTATGGCGACGCCATGGGGTACCTGCTCCTGGACATGTTCGGTGACTACGCCGTTACCGGCAGTACCCCGACCAACGCCACGACGCTCTCCGCGCCGTCGAACGCCGGGGTCTCAACGATCACCCTGACCTCGGTCGTTGGATACACGGCCGGTATCATCATTCAGATCGGTTCCGGTACCACGGCCGAGGTACGGAAGCAGGTCGGTGCCCCGGCCGGCTCGGTCGTCACCCTGGACTCACCGCTCTACTACACGCACGCCGCGGCCCAGGCGGCGGCCACGGTGGTCGCCCCGTACACCCACAAGTTCTACCTGCTCAACAACGGTGTCGGTGCGGGTGGTTCGGTCGCGGCACAGCCACCGACCTACACGGTGACTGACTACACGGGTCTGACGCCGACGGTAGAGGCCCGGACGTACAACTCGATGGTCCTGTCCGAGCTGGTGATCACGAGCAACGCCGAGGAGCTCCTCACCTGGAGCGCCAAGGCGTCGAGCTGGGTCAGTCAACTCGCCTCGATCAAGCCGACGGCGGCGGTCACGAGCACCGCGACCCAGGCCGCCTGGCGCTCCAAGGTGGGTATCGGAGGGCCGGCCTCCGGTGGCACCCAGGTGTTGAACGTGCAGGAGTGGTCATTCTCGATCAGCCGTGATATCGCGGTGGAGTTCACCGATCAGGGGACCCAGAATCCCTACTCGATCGTCCGGGGACCCATGACCGTGACCGGCGGGCTGAACTTCATGCCGGCCATCGACGAGGTTCCGCTCACGACCATGCTGGCCAACACCCAGCCGCAGCTTCAGATGGTCGCGGACAACGGTTTGGCCGGCAGCAGCTTGAACTCCATCCAGTTCGACTCTCAGCTGGGCGCGTACACCCAGTCGAATCTCAACGTGGGCGGTGTTCCGTTCGGTTTCGACACGGAGTTCGAGTCCGTTGCCAACACCACCAACGTCGGGCAGTCACTCGGTTTCGGCCCCGCCTCGGTGACCCTGATCAATAACGTCTACACCTACTGACCAGTCTAGATACGGAGTGATCTTTGTGAGAGTTGAACTGCCTGACGGCAACTGGGTCGAGATGCGTGACGCTGATGAGCTGCGGACCGGCGACAAGCTGGCCGTGAAGCGTGCGATGAAGATCCCGGTGCGGAGTAGTGGTGGCAATCAGCCGACGGGTGACGACGTCAACTCGACGACGATGAACATGAGTGGTGCGTTCACCGACGAGATGCGCGTCGCGATGCTCGGCCGGATCGTCACGGCCTGGTCGTATGAGGGATGGCCGATTCCCAGCCTGGCGCTCAGCGCCGAGGCCGCGGTGGAGCAGCTTCCGATCCCGGTGTATGACGCGCTCTGTGACGCGATCAAGCCGCACATGGACGCGATCGACTACAGCCCTTCCGAGTAGACCTCCGGCGGATCAGCCGGCTCCTCAACGGTGACGAGACCGTGAACACCGAGGGGCTCCCGTTGGAGGAGATCCACTACGTGATCTTCCTACTCGAGTTCGGTCTTACCCCGCCTCAGGTAGACGAGCTGCCTCTCAAGATGGTCGAGCTCCTGAGTCCCATCAAGATGATCTTGAAGGGTGGTGACGAGAGTGCCTGAGTCATCGATCGATCACGTGGCCGTTCGTCTGGGTAAGATCGCGGAGATGGCTGAACGTGGCGGTCCGTCCGCCGCCCAGGCCATGGGGCACCAGCTCGTACGAGAGGTCACCCGCAACGAGTTGATCAGATACACCCACCCCGCCGGTGCGCGCACCAGCTCTCCTCCCGGGCAGCCGCCGGCCATCATCTCCGGCAATCTGCGTCGGAGCATCAAGCAGGAACCGATCGCCGGCGGCCGGCCGGTCGGTCGTTACCGGTGGGAGACCACCGTCGGTGGCACCGTCGTCTACGCTCGGATCCAGGAGCTGGGCGGCTGGGCCGGCCGCAACCACTCCACTTACCTTCCCCGGCGTCCCTATCTCTCCGCGGCCGTGCTTCGGTCGCGTTCGAGCATCAGGGACGCCGGGGTTGACGCGTTCAAGAAGGCGGTAGGGCTGTGAGAGAGGTGACCGGTGGCTGACTTCCTCCCTCCCGCCGTACAGAAGTTCATCGCTGACGTCGAGCAGTACGTTGACCCGGTCCAGAAGGCCGAGCGTGAGACCCAGCAGTTCTCTCGTGAGGTAGAGAAGGCCGGTATCTCCGCCGACAAGGCGATGGGCAAGGCGGCTGCGGCCGCTCGCAAGGCAGAGGTGGCGCAGAAGGGGGCCACCGAGGCGGCGGAGAAGCTCGCCAAGGGTGAGATCAAGGTCGATGAGGCGTCCAAGATCGCGGCCAAGGCGGTTGATGAGCTCGCCCGGGCCAACATCGCGGAGCGTGAGGCGTCCATCGCGGCCGCGAACGCCGCGGACAAGCAGGCTGACCAGTATCGGCAGCTGGCGCGCAACGCCGCCATGGCCGCCGCCGCGGAGTATGTCGCGCACACCAAGGCGACGGGGACCGCTGACCAGCACCGCCGGGCGGTCGAGTCGGTCACCAAGGCGTTCCCGGAACTCGCCAAGTCAGCCGGCGAGGCGTTCAAGGTGGCGGACAGGTCGGCCGGCCAGTTCGGCAAGATGCTCGACAAGGTCGGTAAGACCGCGGGCGCGGTCGGTCCCCTCTGGATCATCGGCATCGTGAACGCCGTCGCCATGCTACCTCAGATCATGGCGGTGGCGGGCGGAGCCATCACCCTGGGCTTCGGTGCCATCCTCACGGCCATCGGCATCATGGTCGCCATGAAGAACAAGGCGATCAAGCAGAGCTACCAGGAGCTGGGCAAGGGCATCAGCTCCACGATGAAGCGGCTCACCATCCCGTTCGAGTCGACCATGCTCGAGATCGCTAAGGCGGCGATCGACGCCGGCCGGTCGATCGAGGGGTCTCTCGGCGGTGCGTTCGCGAACATCGCACCGGCCGTCTCGGAGTTCTCGCACTACCTCGCCACCGCGATCGGCGAGCTCAACCCCATGATCAAGTCTCTGGGTGTCGCGTTCGCGGCGTTGATGCGTGATCTTGGTCCGCGAATGCCCGAGATCATGCGCAACATCGGTACCGGGTTCAAGGCGATCTTTGACGCGGTGTCTAAGAACCCGGAGGCGCTGAGCAACTTCATCGTGATGCTGTCCCAGCTCATCAAGATCATGGGCCAGAGCATCGGTGTGATGATCCGCTTCAAGGATCAGATCAAGCTCGCGTTCGAGGTCTTCACGATGGGTGGGCCGCCGCTCGCCATCTCGATGCTCGGTAAGCTGAAGAGCGCTATCGGTAACGTCTTCGGTTCCGGCAAGCAGATGGGTGATCAGGTTCGTGGCACCACGAGCATGTTCATCACCTTCGGTAAGTCCGCTGAGGACGCTGCGACCGGCATGTCGGAGGTCCAGCGGAAGGCTGACCCGGTCACGGCCGCGTTGCGGAACCAGAAGTCGACGGTCGACCAGCTGAAGCAGGCGTTCGACCGGCTCACCGGTGCGAACATCAGCGCCGTACAGGCCGAGAGCAACATGCAGCAGGCCATCGACGACACCACGGCCGCGCTCAAGGCCAACGGGCGGACCCTGGATCTGCACACGCAAAAGGGCCGCGACAACATGGCCCAGCTCATCGCGAACGCTCACGCCTTCCAAGACAAGCTCATCGCGATGAAGAACGACGGGGCGACCCAGAGCCAGCTAGCGAAGGAGGCGGAGCACCTCCGTCAGGTGTTCTACAACCAGGCACGCCAGCTCGGTGCGAACTCGAAGGACGCCAGAACCCTCACCAACCGGCTCCTCGGTATCACCAAGGCGTCGAAGAGCATCCCCCGCACGATCCGGCAGGACATCTACCAGGTCATGCATCTGACGGCCAGTCAGGCATACCTCAACAAGCGAAAGAACATCCTCGGTTACGCCCATGGCGGGTCGGTGCGTGGCTACGCCGACGGTGGCGGGGTCAGTGGCCAGGTACAGGGACCGGGCACCGACACGTCGGACTCGATCGTGGCCTTCC